GAGCCGTCCTTGCTCAGATAGAACAGGTGCCCGTTGTAGACCTTCAGCGGCTCGCGGTCGTATCCAAAGTTGCTGCTGACGGTCGGCGTCGAGGTGAACGACAGCGCGGCCCAGGTCGTGAGGCTGTCGTAGCCGGCAACCCACACCTTTATCAGCCCGGTCGCCACACCACCCGACATCGCGGCATCGATAGCCACGCAATAGATCTGTCGGGAGGCTCTATCGACAGCGAACGAGAGGTGCCCGTCCCCGTTGGGCATGTACCCGACCAGGGCGGAGACGATATTGGAACCGAGCGTGACCCGGGTCATCGTCCCGGCTTCGGCGTCGTAAACGTATGTCTGGTGGTAGTAATTAACCGCGTCCAGCGTCGTCGGCAGCGTCCCGAAGGCGTTGCCGTTCGTCGTGTAGACGAGATACTTGCTCTGCTCCAGATGAGAGATCAGGACGCCGTTTCCGTCCTTGCCCTCGTTCCAATAGTTGCCTGTGATTCCGGTCGAGAACGATCCCACCGACAAACTATGAAGCAGAGTCCACGTCGTCCCGACCAGTTCATAGACCGAGACGGTGTACTGGTTGCAGTAGAACGCGAGGATCGATTGCCGATACGCCGCGTAGTTGCTGATGCCCGCAGGCGCCGATGATTGCAACCCGGGGGTGGCCGGGTTGACAGGTTGGGGGGCGACCAGTTTGTACTTGCCCAACGCAACGTCGTACTTGACCAACCCCTTCTTGCGGTAGTCGCTGGTGGTCGCATAGTAGTAATGCGACGACTGCTGGTAACTGCTCCCACTGCCCGCCGGGTTGGCCCCTAGAGTCGTCCCGTCGCCGACCGCATAGACCGTGTAGAGCAGATACCCCTCACCAGGGTCATAGGTGTTGTAGCACCAGTTATGGAACGTGTACGGCATCCACGTAGAGCCGTCACTCAGCGCGGTGCTGTACTGCTTATAGACGTAAGAGCCAGAGCCCGCCCCGTACCCCGACTCCGGGCCGGCGGGGGGCACCACGGGCTGATGATTGATCGACAGCCCGACCGTTGAGCTAAGTTCGCGCAGGTCGATTCGGTCGATCTCGTTGCCGGCGTAGTCCGAATGCAGAGAGCCGTGGTAATAGAGAACCCCGGGTTCGCCCATCGTCGCGCGGCAGAAGCCCCGGAACGGGACATTGCTGGAGCTTGTGGGCGTGATTGCATCCACCGCAATCGCAGGGGCGGGGTCGAACGTCGGCGACCCCGCCGGTGTCGATGGCAGTTGCTTACGCAGGATCGACGGAAACGTCAACAATTGCCACGTACCGGATGCGACAGTCGGCCCGGTCACGGTTCCGGCACTTACCGTCGTCTGCGAGCCCAGCAACGCGGCAGTTTGCCCCTTTGTGAATGCGCCCTGAGAGGCCGTGATCAGGTGGCCCGTGGGCGTCCTGCTCGGGACAGGCGTGAACAGCCCCGCCGCGCTCGTTATCAGTTGCGTGCCGATGGCGTAGGAAGCAGACCCGCCACCAACCTTGCGTGATCTGAGGCCGAGAATGATCCCCGCAGGAACCGTCTCCTGCGCGAGGGTCGATACCTCCCCGGCAATCTCTTCGTCGGTTGTCGCGCCCTCGTCTTCGAGGCCAACATCTCCCGCACCAACCGTGATCGCCGAGCCGGTGAGCGGTTGTCCACCACTAACCTCGCCCTGATAGGACAGGATCTCCTGCCCACGCTGCCGCGTCAGGTCACCCGTCGCCGAGGTGACCGACGAACCAACCAGCGCCGTCGTGCCTGACGGTACGGCCGTTCCCGCACTACCCGTCGCAGCTTCGCCGGTCGGGGTCTTTGATGTCTCCGGCGCCGCAGTGCCGCGCGCCGAGGTTATGAACGCCGAGCCTGACGATAGGGCAGTCGTGCCCGTCGTGTACTCGACCGCCAGGGTTACATAGTCAACCCGGACATCGTGTGATGTCGTGAACCAGAGACGAACACCGAAATCCGCGTCATTGACGATAGTGTCGGTGAGGGTCGCGCCCCACAGGTCCGATGTGGACCCGAGGGTGTAGACCGTCTTCGTCGTGCCGTTCAGTACGGCAGTCTTGCCCGTCCCGAACAGTGCCCCAGACTCGTTCTGGAGCCTGACGTTCAGCGTTTCGGTACTGGCAGAGTGCTCGGAAGCCTCTATCCGTACCGTTATTCCGGTGATAGCCGCCCCCGAAGGAACAGCGAGCCCGAAGTTCTTCGCTACAAGGTACTGAGAAGACGCGCCCGCATTGCAGGTGGCGTCTGTACCGTTGTCGCTGGCAATGTTGCCAGGATTCGTCCACGCGGTCGCCCCGATACCGGCGTCATTTGCGCCAGTACCCGGAAAAACATTACCTGTGGACGCCATCTGGCTTTACGCCAGACGAAGCAGACCCGTCGTGCCGTCGTTGGTCGGCATCGTGAGCGTGAAGGTACCGGCGGTGATCGTCTGCGAACCGAACGTGTAGACGCCGATTGCCTTGTCCGATTGCGTGCTGTTGTAGATCAGCACAGCATCGAAGGCGGTCGAGAGGGTCACCGTCGTGTAGACGATGGAAGCGCTCGGGGTCCAGTGGGCCGTGGTCGAGGTGTTCGTCGGCTCCGTGCCGTTGGTGACGGTGACGCCGCCAGCGACATAGTTGGTGCCCGAGACTTCGCCCGTGGAGTTGTAGACCGTATCGCCAGCGCCGCGCGAGGCCGAAGCCAGGAAAAGCGCTGCTTTGATCGTGTCTTTGGTCGTGCCGCCACGCGCCACGGTCGTGCCGAGAGCGTGAACGCCCTTCAGCAGCTCCACCTTGAAGCTGGTGCAGATTGCTTGTGAATTAGCCATGATTTCCTATGAAGTTAAGCCATCACGGCTTGTTCGCCGCCGATGGTCAACTGCCGTTTTGCGAGTTTGTGGCAGTTGTTTTTGACAAGCTCACCCTCTTGGGTGAACCACGATTCGCTAAACGTCACCTCGTTCTCGTTCTCGTCCCACTCATGCACGTAGCGCAGTGAGTTGACGGGCAGATTGCCGTAGAGAGTCCAGATGAGGGGTTCGTTTTGCATGTTTAGCTGATGTAGGTTGCGGGTTCTGCGGTCCAGAGCATTCCGCCCTCGACGCGGTTAGTGCCGGCGATACGCCCCCGCTCGATGCGGAGGAAGTCCTGCAAGCCCCGGCTCGGGCTCAGACACGGGCCAAGCTCGTTCTCTCCCTTGCGGACCATCCAGCAGCGGCCGAGGTGCTTGATACGAATGGGTGTGATGTGCGGTTTAGAGACCAACAATGCGTCCATCCTTGTCGCGTTGAATCGGGGTGAGCTTGTCGCCCTGCTTGACGTGAGTAGCCTTGCCTTCGGCGTCGCGCACCAATTCCCTCTTGGCGGTGACGACTTCCTTGATGGCCTGCACTTCCTTGAGGACGGCGCTTTCCTTCTCGGGCTTTGCCGCCTGCTTGGCGTCGTGAGCTGTGGTCTCGGCCTTGCTGACCTTCTCGCCAGCCTGACGCTCGACCTTGTCCTTCTCTAGCGTGTGCTTGGTCTCGGTGTGCTTGGACTCCACGTCCTTCTTCTGCATCTCGATGCCGTGCTTCTCTTCGGTCACGCCCTGACGCTCTTGCAGGAAGTGCGACTCGACCGCGTGCTGGGCCTTGTCGATGGTGATGACCGACTTGAGTTCGCGGTTCTCGATCTCCAAGAGCGCGTTCTTCTTGTGAAGCTCTAGCGCCAGCTTGTCGGTGTCGGCCTTGATCTGATCGACAATCGGCTTGATGTCGGGGGCCATCTTCCCGGCGTGGATCTGCTCTTTGATCTGAGAAGTCACCTGTACGGCGCCCTTCTCCATCTGGGCCTGCTGCGTCTTCATCTGCGCGGCCTGGACGTCGAGCTGTGCTGCCGCCACTTGCATCTTGGCCTGCATGGAGTCAGCAGTGGCCTTCTGGAGCTTGCCTTGCGTGTCCTGCAACTCCTTGCCCATCTCTTGCAACTGAGCCATGAGGGCTTGATTCGGCCCCGAGGGATCGACGAACCGTGAGCCGCCCTTGTACCCGGCCAGCCCGAATATCTCGTTCCAGACGGCCTCTTGGTTGGCGTTGGGGAGCAGTTGCATCGCCTCTGCGCCGGCCTTGAGAGCACCGAGGAAGCGTCCGAGCTTCTTGGCCGGGTCGGTAGAGCCCACACCAACACTGACCCGCACGGTCATGCTGCCGTTGAGCATGTCGTCCGTTACTTGATCGACGCCGTAGCGCTGCTCCAGCTTGGCTTTGGAGCCAGCGAGGGCGAGGATTACCGTGTCGGTCTCGTAGGCCTGCTCCAGCTTTACGAGCTGGGCCAAAGCCTTCTCCATCCACGTCTCGACGATGGTGCGGAGCAGGTATTCCGTCATCTGCCCGGCACCGCCAGACATCATCTCCATCCCGCCGACCGTTTCGTTCAGCTTGCGGTTGGTCTGGACCGAGGACTGGGAGAAGTTGCCAACCAACTCGTCAAAGTCAACGTTCAGCCTGTCCTGCTCTTGGAATGCCGACGACGTAACGTCGTTCCACTCCATCTCCTTCACGTCCAACTCGGGGTCGTTGGCGAGCGTGACGCCACCCGGGACGTTCCGGAGCAGGGAATCGGTATCGACCTGAGCGCCGCGCTTGACGATGTAGCGCTTGTTCAGCACCAGGGACACGTTGTCCCGGCGCTGGTTCACCGTCTCGTTAACTTCCTTCTGCAACTCGGAGCCGATGCCCACGAGCGAGTCAGGAACAGCCTTGTGCGCCTCGATGACCGCGCAGCCGATGACGAAGGGCCTCTCCCCGGTCCAGTACACCTCTTTCAGGTCCACCGGGTCGGTGAGCATGTGCTGGGTGCCGAGAGTCCAGTAGACCTTCTCTTCACCGTTGCGGCGCACGAAGTTCTCGTGGCACCACACAATCTCAAACTCTTTGAGCGGGCTCTCCGACTCAGCGAGCGGGTCTTGCTTCTGCTCCCGGGCCTGCCTGATGGAGTCGTAGTCCACCATCGCTTGGCGAATCTCGCCGTCCTTGAGCTTTTTCCACTTCTTCTGGCCGGTCTTGCCGTCCTCTTCCTCCATCCGCTGCTTCACGTCGTCCACGTACATCGGGACCATGCGGATGAAGTAGGGAGAGCTATTGACTACATCGGTCCAGTCCGCAGCGGGGTCGAAGCGGTAGTTCTCGACCGGCATCAGCTCGATGCACGGCTTGTCGGTGACGATCTGTGGCTCGTAGACCTTCTCGCCGGTCTCGGCATCCACGCCCAGAAGCGTCTGCTTCTCGCGGTAGTGCCAATACTGGTACGAGCCGACGATGCCGACCACTTGGGCCTCTTGGACGGCCCCCATGACGGTCATGAACCAAGGGATGGACTTGGTGAGACGGTAATTAACCACCTCATTCATCAGCGCAGCAGAAACGACTTGCTGTGGGTTGCTGTCGTCCTCTGCCTCGCAGTTGACAACATCGACGTTGGCAAAAAAAGCGGCTGCCGCAGCAGCCTCGTTCTTGCGCACTACGCTCTTGGTCTTAGGTCGGAACAGCCGTGAGCGGGCCTTGAAAGCAGGCGAGAGGTATTTGGAGCCCGAGGGGTGGCGCGACTGGAACAGGGCGATGTTCTTCTCAAACGTCTTCCTGTAGTTGGCCTCCATGTAGGTCGTGGAGGCGGTGAAGGCGTCAGTGGCTATTTGCAGCCACGTATCCTTCTTCTCGCCGCTCGGGGTGTCGTTCATTCTTGTTCTTTGTTGTCGGCGTCTGCGTCAACCATGTCGTCCAGCAAGCCGGCGTCGAAGCCCCAGACGGTATCCACAATCGTGCAGCCCCACGTCTCACGCAGCCAGCGATAACGCGCCGCGTCCTTCGCCATCTGTACGAGGTCTTCGGTCATGGGAGCATGTGTTTCTGCGGCACGCCCTCAATGGACTTCACCACCGACCCGTCACTCGCCCCACGCTTGACCCAAGCCCGCTCTAGGAACTCGCCGGCCTGCATCACGACTTGCCTCTTGAGCACCGCCGCGTCGTGGTTCACGTTGTTGGTCTTGAGCCACATACCCCACTTGTCGGACCAATCAAGGTTCTTGATGTAGATCCCGCCGCCCTTGATGTTGACGTGCCAGCCAAAGCCGGGGTAGTGCTGACAGAGGGTGTTCACGATGTCCCGGGCCAGGGGCTCGTCCCTGTCGTGCTCGGTGTCGAACCCAACGACTGCTTCGTCCATTCGCCATTAACCCTTGTGTAGCCCAGCGCCGTCCACTTCTCGTGCTCGCGCGCCAGCCATGCGTCAACGCTTGCCCGGTGCCACTCCACCCAGGTTGGGTACAGCGACAGGGGGAAGGTCACAGCCCCTTGCCCAGCAGGTAGCGGGTCCAGCTCCACTTGAGAGCGGCGCCGAACAGATCCATGTTCGTCCTGCCCGAGCACTGCGTGTTCCACCGCTCCCCGCCCCACCACATATGCGGCTTGTGGGTCTCTCGGCTAGGCCAGTGCATCAGTCGTCGAACGTGTCGGGGTCGGTGCGGTTGTATTCATCCAGCGTGTCGGGCCAGATGAGCGGGAACTCGGGCTCCGCCAACTGACACAGCGAATCCAGCATGTCCGGGTGAACACCCACCGGGAACGGCTTGTATTCCTGCTGGAGGAACACTTGCATCAAGTCTTCGGTCTTGCCTTGATAGTCGGTGTAGTAGTGCGTCCGAGGCAGATAGATGCGCCCCTGCTCGAAGTACGGTATCAAGCGCTTGATGCGCTCCGTCTGCGGCAGGATTGCCGGCATCGGCGTAATGTCGAAGCGGTAGTTCTGGTCCCTCTGGACGGTCTGGATGTGCTCCACGTCGGCCTGCATGCCGACCTTCTCATACCTGACCCCGTGGGAGCCCATCGGCTTCCATTTGCGATGCCAGCGCATCACTAGCGCCGCTCGCTGCGTCAGGTTCAGCCGGTCGCGGATCATCTCTAGGATGTAGACGTTGCGATCCGGGGCCAGCCCAATCACCCAACCCGACGTATAGTCGTTCCGCTTGCCTTTGGCCCCCGCTGGATCGAACAGCATGTACACGTTCATGCCGTTGCGGTTGAACCCGTCGTGGTACTTGATCCACTCTTCCTTGAAACCCTGCGTCTCGTCGGCCTTGGGGTTCTGGAGCATCTGGCAGGCGAAGATGTAAGGCCCCATGTCCCGGCGCTTCTCCGTCACCCACTGTCGTGAGCGGAGGATGGGATTGCCGTCTGCTGTGCCGTCGTCGGTCAGTAGGTGGATGCGGGGCTTTGCGGTGCCCTTGTCAATGATGCTCTGGTACGCATCGTTGGCGTGGTAACGAGTACCGATGTGACGCCTTGCCCCGCCTTCTGCACCCAGCGCGTAAGACAAAGCCAGCATGTCGCTCGTTTTCGCGAGCATGTCCGGTGTCGTGACGGACTCGGGGACAACGATGTCGTCGTAAACCAAGAGCGGGAAATGCTTGCCGATCGGTTGACCGTCAACCACCCCCCACGCCTCGACCGTAGCCTCAGCCGGGTTGCTTTTCCTGCGAACGACGATCCCATCGTCTTCAGACCACTTCGGGGACTGCTTCTGCGGGTTGTCCCACAAGATGTCAGGAAACCACTCCTTCAGCTTTCCGTTGCTCTCGAACTCGAACTTAATCTGGCGCAGGAAACGCTTAGCAATGCCGCGCGAGTGGCTGAAGATGCCGACGCAAACCTCGCGACCGACGAGCGCCCCATCGCCATGACTAGCCAGGATGTCCTGTATCGTCTTGGCGTAAGTGATGATTGCTGACTTGTAGTGCTCCCGACTCCACAGGTCGAGGTATCCATCTGGCTCCCGTTCAACCTCTCGGCATCTGGCGTAGATCCAGGGATGCTCGGCGTCTTTGCGGTTGAGGGCATACCGGAGGAGAAAATAAAGGTCAGTCCGGCAAAGCTGCCGACTCGCCGTCGTTAGCTCTTGAGGGGACAAGCTCGCCCATAAGGCGCTGAGCTTCTGCTGATAGCTTGACAGTGAGTCCAAGGGGGTTGTCGGGGTCGGCCGCTAGCGTGTGGGGGAGCAACTTGGGATAGATCGAAACCCAGAATGCGGCCTCGTTCTTTGGATCTTCAGCCGCCCAGGCCTGCAAACGCTCTGCCCCACCCAACCCATCGGCAGCGAGCGCAATCGCCTCCTTGGCCGTCTTGGTGACCTTGTTGGGGGTGCCCTTCTGCCTGCCCCCTGTCTTGTTGCCCTCAGCATCCACGGTCTAGTCAGGTCTACTTTGGACTTCCAGCAACTGGAGAAACTCCACCCGCTGCGGCTCACTCATGCGGGCCCAGATGCTGTTTGGGTGCGCCTTGATGCCTACGCTCTCGTTGTCCCGCAACTCCCTCATGCTGTCCCGCATCTTGGCAATCAGGCCCCGGATGTGCTCGTCGTCTGTCATGCTCTATCGTCCGCCCGAGGGTAGGACTCCGTGTGGATAACTCTTGTCTTTGAGGGTGTAGCGGCTCAGGAACCGGGGGATCATGGGCAAGATGTCTTGGAGGGTGTCCATCTCTGCCGCCGCGTCCAAGTAGCCTTGGGTGTAAATCTCGCGGATGTCGCGCTTATGGACTTGCTTGAGGCTGGGCACCTGTTGGCCTAGCACCCCCGCCTGATAGATGGCGAGAGCCCGGCGGATTCCGGCCTCAAACTCGGTCATGGCTTTAGCTCAGGAGCTTGGCGCTCATGGTCGTGACTTGGGCGGTCAGGGCCTCGATCTCAGCCGGGTCGGCTTGGTTGGCCTCAAGGCGCTCGATCTCGGCCGCTTGGCTGGCAATCAGCTCGTCCTTGATGGCATCGGCCGCAAGGTGGTTGTCGAGGTCCGTTTGCAGGGCGTTTAGTGCGGCCTTGAGGGCGTCCATCCTGATTGCTCCGTATATAAAAAGGGCGGCAACTGCGAAGATGACGCCAAACTCAAAGCTCATCGCCGGCCCATATCAGCCACCAGAGGATGAGCGCCGCACACGCCACCATGAAGATTTGGAGGGATGTGCTCATGTGTAGGTGCCGGGCTTTCCACCCGGCTGGGCCGAAACGATCCCTTGCGGGCGTGGCTCTGACGGATGTAGTCCGCGCCGGCTCGCGGTCTCTGGGCGCGGCTCGGTTGGAATTGAACCAACCATCCCCCTCCCCAGGCTAAAGGAGGGCGCTCTTGGCCTTTGAGCTATCGCCGCATAGGTGCCCCGCACATCGGTCTGACCGCCCTCATGCACTAGGGCGGCGAGGTAATGGCGGTGATCCGGGCGGGGCGAAAAAGGCGAAACCCCCGAACCGATGCACCGGAGCGGGGGTCTCTGGGCGCCGAGCAGCTTTGAACGGCCTTCAGCCGGTCTACTCGGGCGCTTTGGTGTCGGGTATGCCTGCGGAGCCGCAAACATGCCACTGATCGGTTCAGATTGCGCGATTCTGCCACAGCCCGTATCCACAATGCAACAACTATTTTGTAACAGGCGTCGAGGGTATCCGCGCGCCCTTAATAGCTTGCAAGTTCTCGCGCAACCACGCGGCCCCGCCGATGGCCCGGAACAGCTCCCACTGTTGCGGAGAGAGGCGGATGGAGCCCAGGACTAGGCGCTCCTCCTCGGGGATGGGCATGCGCCCTTGCCCTCTGTTGTTGGGCGGGCGGGTCATTGCGCCATCAACGCCAAGGGCCGCCAGCAGTAGCCGTCTTCGGTTTCGGCCCGCGTGAACTGCACCGAAACCGCGTGGCCGTCCAAGGACATTTGCAGCCATGCTACGGGCTCGGACGTGACCATGCTGACTCGGGCCGCGTCCCACACCATCTCGGCCTTGTCGGGGTCCATCGGTGGGCGGTTGGCGTTCCACCAGTCATTGAAGGTCATGCGACTTCTCCCTTCGGCCCCTTCGGCGCGACGTCGACCGGCACCCTCGGCAGGAACTCGCACCCGCAGTTTGGGCACCTGACGAGAGCCGCGCGGATGATTGAGACGGTCCTCACATCGCATTTGATGTTGTGCGCGTAATACAAGTCCTCGACAATCTGTCTGTCGCTCATTTTCAAGCCGCCTCAATGAGTTGCCACTTGAGGTCGCAGAGGGCGTCAAGGGTTGCCTCGTCGCCAATCTGTGCGGCGCCGGCTTGCAGGAGGCCGATGATTTCGAGCTGAGTCTTACCTTCCTGGCCGGCGAGGGTTTCGATGTTTTGCTTAAGTTCGGTGTTCATTCTGGGCTCTCCGGTTGGTGTGACTAGAATGTATTACATCACTTCCACTCGTGCAAGCTGTTTTTTGTGTTTCGCCTCATCTTTACATTTGCCGATCAGCGCCGCCCGCCCCTCGTGGATCAGCTCGGCCAGGGTATGGGGGCTCACCTCCAGATACCGGCAGACCTTCTTGGGGTGAATCCAGGTGAAGACGTATGCCCACCTCACCGCCTCCCTTGGCCTCTCGGGGAGCTGTCCAACCGCTATCTCGATGGCGTGCCCGTCTGTGCTGTCGATGGGGATACGTACCTCGGGGGCGTGGCCGTTGTCTCGCTCCGGGCGGTATAGGCGAAACATGGGCTGGATGCCGAAGCCTGAGCGGCCGTCCCTGACGTAGCGGCGCCAGTTGAGCAAGCGTTCGTGGATCACCAAGTGCTCGTGGCGTACCGCGTGGAAGTCGAGGTCATCGCGCTTCAAAGGTAGTACCTCCAGCCGCCCACATACTCGCCCCGATCGTCTGGGTGAATGCAGGACAAAGCTCGATTCGCGTCCCATTCCCGGCGTACACGCTCTAGCCATACCAGCGCCCCACACTCGGTCTCGACGGGGTGCCACGCGAACCATTCGCCGCCGCCGCGCTTGGGCCTGTAGATCACGATCCGCACCACCCGCCATCGCACCCAGCGGGCTCGTACATATCGTCGTGCCCATGCCGGCGAAACTCCACAACCGCCCGGATGCCGACGGACCCGCCGTGCTTCTTGGGGCTGAACATCACGCGCGCATTGCCCTTGCTGTTGATCCCGGCGCGGGTCTCGATGCCAGCAATGCGGTCGATTGCCGGCTCATCCATTGCGGCCAACTCGCCATGCCTCGCGTTGACACACGGCCAGCACTCTTTGGAGCGGTGAGGCAAGACAGGCAGGGGGGTCTTGAGGATTAGTGCGTCACGCATCGCCTCGGTGTGCCTCACCAGCGGGGAATAGAGGGTTCTGCCGCCGTGGTTTTCGCTCTCCTCCGTCCACTCAGGCCAGTTGGCGCGCCTGGGGCTCTCCTCGCGCCGGACGCCAACCATGCAGACGGCATCGCCCGCCGGGTCGTTTCTGTCCAACCAGCGGGCGGCTGGTGCCCCCTTGAGGTGCTCAGTACAAAACTGGTACTTGCCGCCGCCGCCACGAGGCCAGGCCTTTCTCCACATCACAAGGGCCTCCATGCCCATGCTCGGAATCTCTGCCGTCTTGAAACCAATGGACTGCGCCCACGCCTCACCCTGGGCGACACGGGCAGGCCACTTCTGCGCCGCCCAGCCGGTGTTCGAGTAGGCGATGGTCACGTCCTTCATGCCCTTCTCGTGTGCCCACTGGATGAGGGCTACGCTGTCATTGCCGTAGCTTGCGAAGATGACGTTCATTGCTCGGAGATCACCCAGACAACGCCGCCAATGATCCCGATCATCCCGGCAGCGGCAAATGCAGCTTGAGCGATTTCAAGCACTGCTCACCTCGATCAGCTTGTCGAGGAAGTGCCTAGCCTTCTTCAAGTCCTCAACCCCGCCCTTGTCCCTCCATCGGGTGATGTACTTGATGATGGAACCCTCGAAGTAGCCGAGGTCGTTAGCCGCCACGTAGTCCCAGGGCTGGATCTTGTGCTTGGAGTAATGCGTCCCGCCGATCTGTGTCTTGCTGGGCGCCTGCTCCACCCCTAGCTCAGAGCAGTCTGCACAGGTCTCGGGGGTGACTCCGTGCTTGCAGTGCCATGCCTTGCGGT